ATAAAAAGAATTGCACCTACAAGAGAATGGATACATAATGAATATAAACACACACAATACTGGGTATTTGATGACGATCTAGACTTTATAGTTAAAGAACCTAATCCAGATCCAGACGGTACAAAGTGGTTAACAAGAAAAATGACCGACGAGGACTTTGACGATGCATTTCAACTCGTAAATGAGTGGATTACAGAAGGTATAGTATATGGTGGATTTATGCCTACATGGATATTTCCTGATGTAGAAGCCTGGCCTGTAAGAGAAAATCAACGAATAATGACTAATGTATTCTATAACGGTCCACACATGCCAGAAGATATACACTGGTGTCGTGTCGAAGCTGCAGAAGATTTTGATGTAAACCTACAACTCCTAACAGCAGGATTTAAGAACCGTGTATCATCTAAGTATATGGTATCATGTAGTGCAACTCAATCAGAAGGCGGCTGCTCAACCTGGCGCACTCTTGAAATACATAATCGTGCACAACAGAAACTCTCTGCTCTATGGCCAGAATTTGTTAAGACTAATAAGAAACTTGTAACATCAGGACCATGGAAAGGTCAACATAAGATAGTAACACGAATAAGTCACAACCGTGCATATGAAAGTGGTAAAGGTAAACATCTAAACAGATTTCTACATCTATTTACAGAATCGTGATAAATAAAGTATAGGAGATATACTAATTTATGCAAAGAGACGAACCAGATCTAAAACCTTCAAATCAACCAGAAAACCTTCGTAAAGATCCTAAATGGGGTACTATGACGAAGGATGGTCTAGTTATAGGTCGTGGTGAGAACAAGAAAATAGTTCCACCAGATGAAGTACTTAAATTAGCTCGTCTATGGTGTACTACACAAGAAATAGCAGACTACTTCGGTGTAAACCATAAGACAATGAAATATAACTTTGAAAAGACCATACAAAAAGGTAGAAGTGAGACCAAATCTAACCTGAGAAGAGCTCAAATCAAGCTTGCCTTAGGTGGAAATGCGACGATGTTGATATGGCTCGGGAAGAACATCCTGGGACAAAGTGATCAGCCATTAAATGATATTAATGCTAATCAACCACTACCTTTTAATGATGGGGATGTAGATGAATGGGCTTAAGTACATATCAACAGGCGGTAGCAGAATCAGACAGTAGATTTAGAGTAGCTGTGTTCGGTCGTAGGGGAGGCAAGACAACATTGGCAATTCGTGAAATGATACGATTTGCAAGTAAGCCTAATCAAACGATATGGTATGTAGCACCATCATACAGAATGTCTAAAGAGATTGTATGGCGGAAATTAAGTAATAAACTTGTCGATTTAAGATGGGTTGCAAAAAGAAATGAGAGTGAATTAACATTGTATTTAAAGAATGGCAGTATTATATCATTAAAGGGTGCAGACAACTATGACTCATTAAGGGGTAGAGCAATCAACTTCCTAGTCATGGATGAGAGTGCCGATATATCTCCATCAACTTTCTATGAAGTGTTAAGACCTGCATTAGCAGATACTCAAGGTCATGCCCTGTTCTGTGGCACACCGAAAGGTCGGAATTGGTTATATGAACTATTCCTCAACGGTTCGCGCAATGATGATTGGGAATCTTGGAGAGTATCAACTGAAGATGCAGGATTCGTTACACATGACGAAATAGAAGAGAGTAAGGGATTATTAGATGAGAGAACATTTGCTCAAGAATTCCTTGCAGACTTCGTACAGAGTGGCAGTAAAATATTCTATGCATTCGATCCCGATCATTCAGTACAACCGTATCGTGATCCTACACCTGACATAATACATGTTGGGCAAGATTTTAATGTAGGGTTCATGACAGCAGTACTCTTTGATATTAAGAAAGATGGTACAATGCATGCTTTCGACGAGATTGTACTAACATCAAGTAATACAGATGAGATGGTAAGTGAATTACAAAATAGATATCCACGACAAAAGATATTTGTCTATCCCGATCCTTCAGGTAGGGCGGCAAAATCATCAGCAAGTGGTAAAACAGATCATAGTATCTTGGCAAATGCAGGCTTTATAGTTAAGTCGCCACATAAACATAATCCTGTAAGAGATACCATTAATGCAGTAAATAGTATGTTGAAGACATCTAGTGGCGATAGACGACTATTCTTCGATCCATCATGCAAAAAGACTATAGAGTCTATGGATCGTTGGCAGTATAAAGACGGTAGCATGATACCAGAAAAGAACGGAGCAGTGGATTACTCACACCTTTGTGATTGTGTGAGATATATTGTAGATTACTTAAACCCTGTTACGAAACAATTTAAACCACAACCCATTACACGATGGGGACATAAAACAGGAGTATATTAATGGCCCAAATAGATATAGTTGAAAACAACCTATTAACAGGCAGCACAATATATAATGATCTGAAAGACCAATATACATATCTATTAGAATCGTATATGGGTGGCCAGAATTATAGAGAAGGTGCGCACCTAACAAGATACCAATTAGAATCAGGTAAAGAGTACGGTGCAAGATTAAATCAAACACACTTAGACAATCACTGCAAGTCGGTGATTAGTGTATACAATTCATTCTTATTTAGAGTACCACCTACAAGGGATTTAGGCACACTAGATACAGTAGTAGAACAAACAGACTTTTTAAACGATGCAGACTTCGACGGTAGAAGCCTTAATAACTTTATGAAAGATGTTGCAACATGGGCAGGCGTCTTCGGATCATGCTGGATTATCTTATGTAAACCTAATATAGGCAGTGTAACCGCAGCAGATGAGCTCTACAACAGTAATAGACCATATGCCAATATCATTACACCATTAAGTATGTTAAAGTGGAATTACCAACGATTAGGTAATGGTGCATATCAACTAGACTATATTAAGTATATTGAAGATATTAATGGTAATGTGCGTACAGTAAAAGAATGGACATTAGATACTATTACAACAACTACAATACAATTACAACAGAGTGGCCAAGAAAATGTAATTAACCGTACAGAAGAACCGAACGGTTTAGGGGCGATCCCAGCTATTTGTTGCTATAATAATAAAGGTCTAGTACGAGGTCTAGGTATTAGCGATATTAATGATATTGCAGATGCTCAGAAAAGTATATACAACTTATTATCAGAATTAGAAGAAACAATTAGATTAGATTCTCATCCATCACTTGTGCAAACACCTGATGTAATTAGTGGGAACGGTGCGGGAAGTATTATTCAGATACCTGAAAATCTTGACCCTAACTTAAAACCGTATCTGCTACAATACAGTGGTGCAAGTGTTGATAGTATACTTAACAGTATAGATCGTATAGTAGAATCAATTGACAAAATGGCAAACATCGGTGGTGTTAGAGCACAAGAATCTAAAACACTCAGTGGTGTTGCAATGCAAACAGAATTCCAACTACTTAATGCTAGATTAGCAGAGAAGGCGGATAACTTAGAATTATGTGAAGAACAACTATTTGAATTCTTTGCACAATACTATAACAGAGTGTGGGATGGTACTATTACATATCCTGGCTCGTTTAATATTCAAGATACGCAAAATGAATTTGCACAATTAAAGACTGCAAGGGAAACCGCGACAGATCCGGGATTGGTTAAATTGATTGATGAGCGTTTAGTTGAAATGTTAGGAGAAGATCCTGACACAGTATTGAGTGGTATAGTACCACCAACTGTATAAATAATAATATAACTCAATAGAGAGGTGAGGTAACGATGACCGATACAGAAACATTGGCTCCAACAGATGCTACTGAAGCAACTGACCAACAAAAAAATCAGGCCGCTGCGGAATTAGCAGAGAAGAACTATTCACAAAAAGAAGTAGATGATATGATGGCTCGAATGAAGGGTTCATTAGAAAAGAAACTTCTTAAACCCTATGCAGACCTAGGGGACCCTAAACAGCTACGAGAGTTAAAGTCTCAAGCTGAAGAAAGGGCTCAAAAGGAAGCAATAGACCGTGGAGAGTTCGAAAAAACTCTGCAGGAATTAGCCGCTAAGAAGGATGCGGAAATCCTTAAGCGTGATTCAGTAATTAAAGAATATAAAGTTAATACACCGTTGATTGATTCAGCGGCTAAGTATAAGAGTGTATCACCAGAACAGGTGAGAAACTTGCTTAAAGATTCTGTTAAATTAAATGAGTCAGGCGATGTAGAAGTAATTGCAAATGACGGCAGTGTACGATACGACGATAAAGGGAATTTACTTAGTGTAGATACATTAGTAAAAGAATTTCTCGACGATAATCCACACTTCGTTAGTGCAGGACCATCTACAACAAATACTCAAAGTTCTGTTAGTAAAACATTAAGTAAAAATGTTAAACTAGAGGACCTTGATATGAATAATGCTACTCACAGAGATCTGTATAAACAGATGAAGGCGAGTGGTACAATTTAATCATTTAAAAAGGAGTCATAAAAATGGCCAATTCTAAATATATATCGGGTTTAGATCTTACCGAGTTGATGGTACCTACTAAAGCTGCTACAGTATTCGCAGCTCAAGAGGCATCATTATACATGAGCGGTGGACTTGTTCCAATGATGGAAGTCCCTGCAGGATCTACTCAAATCAAAGTACCTAAGTTAGCTAAAGTAGCTGACCCAACTGCAATGACATCAGAAGCAGCTACAGGTGTTGACATCGACACTGTAATTCCAGTTGATTCATCTGTTAACCTTGATCTTGGCTTATACGCATCAAGATCTGTAGTTAGAGATATCGGTGGTATTTCTACTGACGAAATCGGTAGAGTATTAGGTAACTCAATTGCATCAGCTTTTGACAAAAAAATAACTACACAGTTCGCATCTTTAACTGAGCAAGAAATTGCCGGTGCTGCTGCAACTACTAAACTAAATGTAGACCACATCTTCGAAGCTGTTGGTACTATCAGAGGTTCAGGCGAAACTGGAGAATTATTCGGTATCGTTGGAACTAACACATATGCTGAATTAATGAACAGCATCGGTGGAACAGCATTTGCAGGCGGTGAATTCCAAAACTCAGCAATGAGAAACGGATTCTTCGGTAAAATCGCAGGTGTTCCATTATTCGTATCATCATACTTAAATGATACTGATATGGGTACTTCTAACAAAAGACCAGCTGCAGCTATCATGTCTCGTGATGCTGTTAAAGGTGCTATGCAAGGTGGAGTTAATCTCGAAATCGCGCGTAGACCAGAAGCAGTTGGTTTCGATATTGTTGCTTCAGTAGCCATGGGCGCTAATGTAGTTGACTCTACTCGTGGTGTTATTATAATCGACGCTCAGGACTAATATAAAGGTATAATAATTATGGCATTCATTGAAACAACAACTAAGGTAGTTAGCTTTGCTGACTATACAGATGTAACTGAACAAGACAGCCGTCTGTTTGTTGCAAATGAAGGCCTAACCCAGACTGTGGTAGAGGATTTATTAGTTAAATCTACTGCAAGAATTCTCACTCAAATCAGAGCTTCTGATTGGTGGGCCAGTTATTTTGTCAGTCAGGATAAGGGAGCTACAACTATTCGTAGTCGTGGTGATATCCCAAGTCCTGACGGCATTAAAATCAAAGCCAGAAAAGCAGAATTTACAGAGTTGTGTGTATATCACGCATTGTTTACATACATTCTGCCAAAGTTTGCTGATTTTGGCGCTGAGGATAATGACGAAATGCAAAAGATCGGCTTCTATGAACAAAGATACGATAAATTGTTTATGGAATTGATTACAGCTGGTGATTGGTATGATTTCGATGGTGATAAGACAGTTGAATCAACTGAAATGGATCCCGGAGTTATCCGATTAAGGAGAGTTCGATAATGCGCGATATCATATTAACTTATTTAACTGACAATGTAGTAACAGGGTTCGGTGTTTCTGACAAATTACCATTTGACCAGAACGGCGATCCATTATATCTGCAAAATCTTAAACAGTTATATGTGACTCAACCACAAACTGAGCAAGAACCTTTATTTGATACATTAGATGACAGTGGTGTAGTGCAAGAAACTACTACTGCTGAAGTCTATGTAATAACAGATGCGAAAACACTCCCGTCGAATTATGATGCACTTGTGACGGCTGTAAAAGGAGTACGAAGTGCCGCTACTATACAGGGTTATACCGGTAAAGCAGTTGGTGTTAATACTACTATACAGAACGATCAATTGCAAACACGATTCGATTTGGAGTATACGAAACTAATAACTTAACCATGAAAAGGAGTCATTAAATGGCAAACTATATCTATCCAGCACCGGGTGTATCAAATGTCGAAGCGACATTAAAAGTACACTACACAAGTAAAGCTGCAGATGCGACAGGTCTCGACCTACCGTCTTTGCAAGATATTACTGTTAATGCTGCCAACGATGTGTTTACATGGACCCAACTAGATGCAGGAGCAAAAAAGCAAATTGCTACTACTGCAACTAACAGCTTAGGAATGAATTTGGTCGTAAACCAAGAATCATTCTTCGGAACAGGTTCAAGTCCAACAACAACAGCGGCAGGAGCAGGCGTATTTGGATTATCAACTCAAAAAGCAAGAGTACAATTCGACTTGTATTTGGGTGATCGTTCAGATACTACTGACAGTGATACATCTGACGCAGGTAAATTCATATCTGGCTTCGGATACATTACAGGTCTAGCACCTACTGTATCTGCAGATTCACCAGTATGGGTTTCACCTATTACGATTACTGTTGATAGTGATTACGCAGTGTCAAATTCTGCACTGTAGTATTAACTATAAATAAAATCCGATGCAGGGGTAATTTAACCCTACCCCTGTATCTTTATAAAGGTATATAGAATGGAAATATTAACAGACTTAAACAATAATCAACTACACCATACAATAATAAAAGAAGTGGCAAAAGCACGCAATGAAATGAAGTGTGCTGAGTCAGATTTAAAGAAAGCTAATAGTAGATTAGGTTTCTTAATAGTTATTGCAAATGAACTATTAACAAGAACAGATAAAAAGGAATCATGATATGAAGATAAGTAAATTGGCAGCAAAGCCACAATTAATCCAAATCAAATTAGAAAATAAAGAACTCGTAAAGAAATACGGTGAAGTAATCGAATTTCATACTTGGGATCGTCAACCATTAGCTACATTTATGGAATTAGCAAATGCAAATAGTGCAGACTCTAAACCAGGCGACATTATTCATTTAGTAAAAGATTTAATCTTAGATGAAGATGGCAAACCTGTTATGAGTGATGACAATACACTACCTACTGATGTATTACTTATTGCAGTCGGGGCGATTGTAGACCGCTTGGGAAAGTTATAATCCAAGGAGATCCCGATTGGCATAGTTCTCGAACTAAAATGATTGTGACATTAGATAATATAGCAGAAAGATATGGTGTATTGCCTAGTGTTGCCTTAAGAGACGCTAGTACACTAGATCTAGAAGTAATAGATATTAGTGCAAAGTATATTAAGTGGGTACAGAGTGATAAATATAAACAGACGGCAGGTCATTCGGAAGAATACCTATTAGATATGATTAACAGGAGAAAAGGTAGTGGCAAATCCAAAAGTAAAGACTAAAGATCTAATTACACCAGGTCTAGCCAAATTAGGTACAGCTTTACAAACTCCATTATACAAAAAGGCACATAAGTTCTTTAGGGAAGAAACACCTATAAGTGAATCAAGACCGGGTCATACTCCTGGCAATGCTCGTAAACAAACAAAAAGACGAGGTCATATTATAGTAGCTAATTACAAGTATGCAGAAAAACTTGATAAAGGTGGATATAACTACAATCCTAAGAGTGGTAAAACTACTCCTTCAGGTTATAGTACACAGGCAAAAAAAGGTATTGTACAACCAACGATTGACCGATTAGAAGAATTAATTAAACGAGTTGTGAGAAGATACGGAAGATAAACCATGGCAGATTTAACATATTCAGTAGATATTAGTAGTAAGAAAGCTCTTAACTCACTAAAAAAACTACAAAAAGAAGTAAAAAGAACCGATAACTCATTTGCTAAATTAGGTAAATCACTTGCAGGTGGTGCTTTCGGTATAGCAAGTAAAGGATTAAAATCTCTAGGTGTAGCTGCAACGGCGGCAACAGTAGCATTTGTTGCATTTGGTACTAAAGCAATTAATACACTAGATGATATCGAAAAGGCAAGTAGTAAACTAGGTGTTAGTGCTAGATTCTTAACTACATGGCAAAAAATAGCCAGAGAGTCAGGATTAACCACAGACCAGTTTACTGTAGGTCTACAAAGATTTTTAAGAAGATTAGGTGAAGCACAAAATGGTGCTGGTACCTTAGTTAAACCATTAGAACAATTAGGCATTGCATTAAGAGATAATAACGGTAACCTAAGAGATGGTACTGATGTATTCCAAGATTATGTAAGAGCTATTAACGAAGCAGAAGGTAATACAGAAAAATTAAGATTAGCATTCGCAGCTTTCGATACTGAAGGTGTTGCAATGGTTAATGTTGCAAAATTAAGTGCAGAACAAATTGCAGAAATTACAAGAAAAGCTGAAGAAGCAGGTATAGTATTAGATGACAAACTAGTTAAAGCAGCCGCAAAAGCTAAAGATGCATTTGCTGATTTAGTTGATGTTGGTAAAGGATTCGGATTACAATTCTTTGGTAGTCTGGCACCTGCACTAGAAAGATTTACAAAAGATTTAAGAGCTAAAATTATTGAAGCAGTACAGGGTGCAGGCGGAATGGAAGCATTCTCACGAGATCTTGCAGCACAGTTCTTAAGAGGTATGGAAACATTTATTACTGCAATGGCAGGTATTATTGATGGTATAGTTAGTGCATTCCAACAAGGTGCCAATATACTTAATAAAGTAATTGTTGCAATTAGTAAAATACCATTTGCTGGTTTCGATGCAGTTACTGGAAGTGGTACAAGAAGTCAAGCAATACAAGGTTTAAAAGATGAAATAGCAAGCATAGACCAACAAATCGAAGAACTAGTAGAAAGTAGTATTAATAGTGGTAACATTATGGACCACTCTACTAATGCATTCATCGATGGTTTAATGATGAAAAAACAAGCATTAACTGAAGAGATATCTAAGTTAAGCGATGAAACTGTAATGTATCTACAACAGTTCGAAACTGGAAGTACAGCAGCACAAGATGCTGTTAGTGGAGTTACAACTAAATTATTAGAACAAGCAGATGCATTAGAAAAAGCTGCACAAATACAGCGTGATTTTAACAAATTCGATTATGATGATAGAATATTAAGAATTGCAAGACAAGACGAAGCGGAAGACGGTGTTGCAGCTGATACTAATGATACTACAAAAGCTGCAAATACTGCAACAGTTGCAGTTAAACATTATGATGATGCAATTTTACGACATGCAAAAAATATTGAAGCTACAAAACAAGAAAGAAAAGATTTCGAACAATCATTCTTATCTTTAAAACAGCGATTATTACCAGTACAACATGCAACTAAAACATATAACCAAGAAATAAGAATTCTAAATAGAGCACTAAAAGAAGGTAGTTTATCTTCAGAAGAGCATGCTCTAGCTACTAAAAATCTAAAAGAAGCATATGACGACTTTATAGATAGTATGGAACCAGAAAGAGCTAAGACTTGGTTAGAAGGTTGGAAAGAAGCATTTACAGAATATAGCAGAGCAGCTAACGATGCAGCACAGAACGCAAAAGATCTGTTTACCACAGCGACGAGGGGGATGGAGGATGCTATTGTTGATTTTGCAAGAACAGGAAAATTGTCATTCAGAAGTTTATTGCAAGATATAGCAGAGCAACTATTAAGAAGTCAAATAAGACAATTAATGGCTAATCTATTTGGTGGCGGAGGATCTGGCGGAGGAGGTAACTTCTTTAGTAACCTATTTGCTGGATTCTTTGCACAAGGTGGTTATATACCAGGTGGCAAGTTCGGTGTTGTTGGTGAAAGAGGTCCTGAATTAGTAAGTGGACCAGCTAATGTAACACCAATGAATGGTGGTGGTAATGTAACATACAACATTAATGCTGTAGATACAGACAGTTTTAGAAACTTGGTAGCAAGTGACCCTACATTTATTCATGCTGTTGTTCAACAAGGTCAACAGGAATTTAGGAGTTAATAATGAGTTTCCAATATATTATAAACAATGCTAGTACAATTAACATTGATAGAAGTCCAGTAGTAGCACAAACATTAAGTAGAGACGGTACAATAAGAGCCACATCAAGAGGCGGCAGCAATTGGAAGTTTACTGTAAATTTTGGTAATTCTAGTTGGACAGATTTAAGACCACAATTAGAAAGTATAGAAAGCAAAGGCAGACATACTTCAGATAATATTAATTTTAACACTAGTGGTCATAGCTGGATGTTTCCATATAAAGGTGCTATTGCAGATATAACAGGATGGACAACTGCAACACTAACTGCTGGCAATACATTTACAATATTAGGATTTGGCAGCGCAACTGTTAATACAGGTGATGTTATTTTAAAAACAGGTGATTTAGTACAATTAGGCTCTAGTGGTCATGTATATACTGTAGTCAATGATGTAACTAAAGCTAGTGGTGTAAATCCAGTAGTAACAGTACATAGACCATTAATCGAAAGTGGTGGTGGTGTTACATTAGTAGTAGGACCTGCATGTAACTTTAAAGTATTCTGTACAAGAATTCCACAAGCATCAATGTTTGATTATAATCTAGCAAAGTTTAGTGGACCATTTCAATTTGTAGAGGATATGTCTTAATGCCAGACTTGTCGACATTTAGTAGTGTACAAGAGAACTTTTTTGTTGACCTTTATATAGATAGTAACGCAAACGGTTCAGCATACTTTAGTGATTATCATCAAGACTATACGATTGGTAGTACTAACTATAATGCTTTAGGTAGTTTATTAGGCATAACAAAAACAAAGACAGAAATTAGAGCAAGTAATCAGAGTTTAACAGTATCTATTAGTGGTATACCTAGTTCTAATCTAGCATTAATACAGCATGCTGATTTAAAAGGATCTAGTATGACTATTAGACGAGCGTTGTTTAATCCAGTAACACAAGCATTATTAAGCACAACAGAATCTAATCCAACAATAAAATTTAAAGGCATAGTTAACAACTATAGTACAAAAGAAACATGGAATGCTGATACTAATTCATCAACATTTACACTAACATTTCAAGTACAAAGTGTTATTGGACAATTATTAACTAAGTCTGCAGGTAGAAGAACTAATCCAGTTGACGAGAAAAAGTTCTTTGCAACAGACACAGCATTTGACAGAGTACCATCATTAAGAAATAGTAATTACAACTTTGGTGCTCCGGACTTTATGCCAAGAGTAGGAACAAAATAATGAGTTTCTTTAGTAGTATATTAAACTTTGCGAAACCTGTACTTGGCTTTTTAACTGGCAACAGTATTGGTAGTCAAATAACAAGAACAGTATTAACTGGTTTAGCAGTTCGTAAACTATATCAAAGTCAACAAAGAGAAAACAATCAACAAACAGGCACTAGCATACAAGAAGAACAACCAGACTTTGGTGTTCGACTGCAAGAAAGTGCTGATCCACAAACTAAAATACCAGTAGTGTATGGTAATGCATTTACAGGTGGTAAATTAGTTGATGTAAGAATGACAGACAATAACCAAACAATGTGGTATTGTTTAGTGTTCTCTGAAAGAACAGGTGTTAAGTTAAGTGATAGTATACAAAGTGTTACAACATATAAAGATATCTATTATGATAATAGTAGAGTAGTGTTTAAAGCAAATGGTTATACAATAGATTATACAGTTGATGTTAATGGTAAACAAAATACAAGTTTAAATGGTTTAGTAGACATATACTGTTTTAACAATGGTTCAGCATCACCAGTCGGTGTTGAAGATTTTACAGCACCAACTACAGCTGCTACTAGTTTAATGCCAAGTTGGAGTGGTACAGATACAATGAATGAACTAGTATTTTGTTTAGTAAAAGTAACATACAACAAAGAAAAGAGTACAAGCGGATTAGGATCGGTAATTGCTAAATTATCAAATACTATGACAGAGCCAGGTGATTGCTTAAATGATTTAATGACTAACACAAGATATGGAGCCGGTATATCAGCATCGGATATAAAAACATCATGAGTACTAATAGTTTAACAGACCTAAATAACTACAGTAAAGAGAATGTTAGTTTTACTGATGATAGAGCATACAATGTTATTATTAGTGGACCATTAACAGACACAAATGCTATAAATGCAAATGAAGGCGATGGTCTCACACCAAAATGGAATCAAGTAGCACAAGAAATTATAAGTGCTGATAGTTCAACAAGTGCTAATGTATCACTTGAGTTTGGATTTAGTGCTGCTGTTGCTCCACAAATAACTTATCCAACATTACCAAGTGGTGTTACAACAAGTGTTCCATCAAGTAAAGTATTTAAAGCAACAGGCATAACAACTGTAAGTGACCTAAACAATTTAATTAATAATACAGTAATAGAAATAGTAGACCAAGAAGCTGACTTTGCTTATACTACAAAAGTAACATATGATGTAGGTGCTGGTGCTGTAAATTATACAACAACAAACAATATTACAATAGTTACAACATTTAATGAACTAACAGTTCCAGCAACTTGTTGGAGTGGTGATGTACAAGCAAGTACTTCAAAAACAATTGATAATCCAGCAGTATTAATAGATACAGAAACAGGTGCAGCTGCAACTTATACAATTACTGCAAGTATACCTACTGCTCGAGTTACAGGACTCACAACTACTGGTTCAGGTGGTTCTGCAAGTACTGCAACTGTAGGTGTTAACATGATTAGAACTATTACTGGTACACTTGCACAAGTAAACAGTCATTTAAGTACATTAGCACTAACATTAACAGCAACAACAGGTAGTTTAAGTATTGCATATAGTCTAACAAACAATTTAAGTGGTGTAGTTACAACAGGATCCTCAACAGGTGGTGTTATAACAGTTATACCTTGGACTAACTTTAGTGTGTCAAGGGCATACACAGAAAACACTGTTAATACAAATATATTTGCTACTAATCCAATACAATTAGATGGCTCAGCGCTTAATACTGCATACGGAGAATCAACATTTAAAGTAAGAATACAAGTACAGAACGGACAATCAGATGCTGCTGTATATGGTAATCCTGGATCAGGTAATAATATACTTGGTTGGATTAGAGATGCTAGTGTAGCAAGTAAAGAAGGTCATCAACAGATTGATAAAACAGATACAGTTACAAACTTAAATACTTGGTTATCTACACATATTGAATATATACCACCACCAAGTGTTAGCAGTACACAAACAATTCAAGTAAAATTATTTAGAACTAATGGTAATGAAATACAGTCAGGTGCTAAAGACATTACAGTAACTGGAACAGCAAATGGTGCAGCAGTAAGCGGAGCAGGTACGACAACTTATGTAACAGGTAGTTCTCCATATGCTAATATTGCAATTACAGATAATATGAGATTCTTCTTAAAAGCAGATATATTAATGGTTGCTTCAGGAGGAATTGGTGGATTAGGTGATGATGGAGTAGGAACAGGCGATAAAGGTGCTGGTGGCGGCGGTGGTGCTGGACAATTACACTATGTTTCAAACTCAAGTTTATTTACAGGTGGTCGTAGTGGATATAATGATTTCGATATAACTATTCCAGGAAAACTAACAGGATTCCACGACAGTTCAAACACAGTTACACTATTAGGTGATGGTACTACTAATATTATATCAGCACAAAGTGGTGGTTATGGTGGATATAGTCAATCAACTAGTGGTGAAAACGGTGGTACAGGTGGCCACGGTGGAGGTGGAGGTTGGGACGACGATGGCTCAACTAACGGAAATGGCGGAGCTGCAGTTGTAGGTGCTACAACAGTAACATACTTCACAGGTGGTACATTAGTTAATTCAACAGGTGCAGGTGAAAATGCCAATAACGAAAGAGGTGGTAACGGTGGTGGATACACAAGTGGTTATACAAGTGATATATCAGGTAGTTCATTAACTTATGCTCACAAAGGTTTAGGCGGTGTACTTGGTGGAAATAATACAGTTAGCGGAGCATATGGATCAGGTGGTAGTGGTGGATATGGTGCTGGTGATAGTGTTAATGAGTATGTTAGAAGTAACGGCCAAGAAGGTGTAGTAATAATTAAACTGTATGAGTTTTAGAAGGGTAAGTTATGGGAACAACTAATCAAGCAAGATATAAAATTAACGGTGTTATAGATACAGCTAAACCTGTAATGAAAAACATCGAGAATATTGCTAATTCGTGTGTTAGTTGGTTAACATATGATGTTACTGAAGGTAAATGGGCTGTAGTTATTAATAAAGCTGGCAGTTCAGAATTTAGTTTTAATGATAGTAATATACTTGGTGGTATCGATGTTAATGGTACAGGATTGGATAGATTATATAATGCAGTAGAAGTACAGTTTCCAAACAGAGACTTAGATGATTCAAATGATTTTGTAAGACTTGACTTAACAACATCTAATAGAAAAGAAAATGAACCAGATAACTTATTAAAGTTAACTTATCCATTGGTTAATGATCCTATACAGGCAGAATTAATTGGCTTATTAGAATTAAACCAAAGTCGTGTAGACTTAACAATAGAATTTACAACTGACTTTAGTGCTAGTAAAGTTACAGCAGGTGCTATAATATCTATCACTAACACAGCACAAGGTTGGACAAACAAACTGTTTAGAGTATTACAAACAGAAGAAGTCAATACAGGGTCAGCAATACAAATTAAAATATCAGCAATAGAATATGATGCTAGTATCTACTCAGGTAGTTTTAGTCGTGTTACAAGAAGTAATGCTGATGGTGTATTTACAATGGGTCAAATTGGACAAATGTCAACACCAACTGTTACAAAATTACAAACAGAAGCATTGCCAAGATTATTAATTGAAAGTACAGTACCAAGTTCAAATGCTGGTATTGTAGAAGGTGTTGAAGTATGGTACTATGATATACCAGACACAGAATTAGTAGTAGGACAAACAGGTAATGAATGGCAAAGTGTAGATGATGAAGCAAGAACATACAAATTACATACAGTAATTAAACCATCACCAGGTGGTACTTTTGCTCCAAGTGAACAAATAAAATACTACATCTCAGACTTTACAAATAAGAACAGTGGCTTTAGTGGTAACTTCTTAATTAAGTTAAGAGCAGTAAACAGTACTACACAAGGACCATATAGTGCTATTAGTGGTTTAGTTAACTACATACCAAAACAAACAACAGACAACATTACCAATAACACAGAAGTAGACAACGGTAGTGGTAATATATTAACATCACTTGGTTTAAGTGCACTAATGGCACTACTTAATGGACTATTAAGAGACGGACTAAGTGGTAGTGGTAGTATGTTTGATAAAATATTTGACATATTCAACACAGACCAAGGCTTTGATCCTCGTAATGATCAACTTAAAAAAGTTTCAACATCATCAGGAGTTATGTGTAGTGCTCAAAATGGAAATGTAACTGTAACTGGTTTAGCACAAACAAGCGGTTCTCTCACAAATATGCACACGGGTACAGCATTTAGTCCGCCATTTAGTGGAAGTTACAAAATTGATGTTTTAATTGACCAAAACACTAGTGGCGCTAATGGTGGTAGAGGTTCAGCATACGGCGAGGATTCAGACCTTATTGGAGTTAAAGCAAGATTATATAATATAACAGACAGCGCTTATGTAAGTGACAAACTAAGTGGTGGTGTTGGTGCTTTTCCTTGGACTGACTTCTTTACAACTGATAAAGTAACATTATCCGACAGTAAAGCATATCGGTTTGAATTCGAATATCGGCAAGAAACAGAAAGTAATACATCAGGTCAAGCAAGTTTTGATATTGGTTGGAATTGCTATAGTGTAAATTAATGTATGATAAATATTAATAAGGAATATGTATGGCAATATATAGAGGTAGACAAGTATCATTAAACAAGCCTATGAGAGGCGATGTAAAAAAGTTTAAAGTTTTTGTTCGTGACCAAAAAACAGGCAATGTTAAAAAAGTCAATTTTGGACAAAAAGGTATGAGTATTAAAAGAAACAACGATGCAAGAAGAAACAGTTTTAATGCTCGTATGGGAGCTGTCTTAGACAATGTCAAAGGACAAAAGAATCTATCACCAGCTTATTGGAGTATACAAGCTTGGAAAAAAGACTTTAAACTATAAGGAGTAACTATGGCTAAGAAGAGAAAATATAAAAAGAAAAAGAAATAAATAACTATAACAACTACTATATGTTAGAACACTAGCATATAGAATTCCAACAGGAGTGAAACAATGGCAGGAATATTAACATTCGCACAATTTGTAGGCGGAGCAGACCAATTAGTCTTAAAGCAAGACTTTCCATCTAGCAGAAAAAGTTTAGTTTACAACTTTGCACAAGATGTAACAGGATGGACATTTACATCAGATTATCAAGTAATTGTTGTAGACGCAATTACATATAACACATACACAGGCGAACCTAACTTCAGTGCAAGTAAAGTTATTGGTTCATTTGCTAAAGTAGAAACATCAGGCACAGACGCACCTAGCGTAACTAACACATCAAGTGGTTTAGTTAAATATAACCTACCAGCAAATATGTATTCAGGCGGTCTTATACCAGACGCTCGTAAAAATGTACCTATTGCAGTGGTAAGTAATACTTGGCAAACGAACGATACACCAGCACAAATATCTAGTCACAGATGGGCAGTTATACAAAACTGGGAACCAGATGTAGCAGTAGCAGATCCAATCTTAGAAGGTGGATATACTGCATTTAACCCGTAAGGAGAACTGCTATGGACGTAAAAATTACAGATTTAAGTACTCTACAACCTAAAGATATTACAATATTAAACGATCCTGATGCTAGTACTATAACATTAAGTGATCCTACTACAACTGTAACTGTTGCAACAGATCAATTAGCAATTACAACAAGTGCTGAAAGTTCTAACTTAGGCGATTTAAAAGATGTTAACATTACAAGTGTTAGCAACGGACAATTAATTGCATATAATAGTTCTACAAACAAATGGGAAAACTCAGCAAGCTCAACTGGTGTTACAAGTGTTAATACACAAACAGGTGTTGTTGTATTAGATACAGACAATATTGCAGAAGGTAGTAGTAATCTTTATTATACAAATGCTCGTTTTAATACTCAATTAGGTACTAAAACAACAGCTAATCTAACTGAAGGCGCTAACTTATATTATACAGATGCTAGAGTACAAACTAAAATAGATGCTAACTCAGCAGGATTTATAACTGCTAGTTCAAGTAATACATTAACAAATAAGAGTGGTAATATATCACAATGGACTAATGATAGTAGTTACTTAACATCAGTGCCAGCACAATCATTTGCTTCATTAACAGGTAAACCTACTACAGTAGCAGGATATGGAATTACAGATGCAGTAACGGCATCTAGTTCTACAGCATTTACAAATAAAACAGGTAATATTAGTCAATGGACTAACGATGCAGGTTACTTAACAAGTGAAACAGATAGTCAAACATTATCATTTAGTTCACCTAACTTAAGTATTAGTGGTGGTAACAGTGTTGATATTAGTGCAATTGCAAGTGCTTATTTACCATTAGCAGGTGGTGCACTAACAGGAGCATTAACAACAAACTCAACTATTGATGGTGTTGATATTGCTACAAGAGATGGTGTACTAACAAGTACTACAACTACTGCAAATGCAGCATTACCGAAAACTGGTGGTACTATGAGTGGTGCTATTGCTATGGGTACATCAAAGATTACAGGTTTAGGTGATCCTACAGCTACACAGGATGCAGCAACTAAAGCATATGTTGATGCTACAACAAGCGGAGCAGGATATATATCTAATGTTGTAGAAGATACTTCACCACAACTAGGTGGTAACTTAGATGTAAATGGCAATGATATTGTTTCAACATCTAATGCAGCTATCGAATTAGATCCAAACGGATCAGGCAAAGTAACATTTAAAGGTAATGCTACAAGAGGAGCAGGACAATTTGTTCTTAATTGTGA